ATGAAGAAAATCGCCGGTTTATACCAGAGTTACCTGAGAGAAAGAAACGATGAAATACAAGAAATTTCAACAGGAGGAGAAAAGATGGAAAAACTTACTGCGTTTTTGAAAGAAAAGCTGAACGCTGATGATTATTTTACCGCAGAAGAATTGCTGAATGAGCTGGTAGCCGAAACCGAAGAAAAAGGCTTCACTGCCGGATGCAAATATACCAGCGGTCTTGCAAAAGAACTTTTTGCGGAATAAAAAATAAGGGGCGGATATACCGCCCCGTTTTCTTTACTGTTTGGTCAGCACTGCAATACTGCCTTTACTGGTCACTTCATACCCCAGCACATCCGCAATATCCCGAATTTTGATATAGTTTGTCCCGTCCTTCAGGATACGGTCCACGATAAACTCTCTGCCGTCAATGATCAATTTCGCCTGTTCAACCATCTCGTCATCTACCTCCTGTTTTACTGTGTAGTCGATGTCTTTCAAAATCAGCCAATGGGTAAAACCAGCCTTGCTCAGTTTATTTCTTCGGCAACCATAAGCACTGCCATCTTCGGCAATATATTCCCCATTGCCGATATAGATACCGATATGTCCTTTTTGCCACACAGCTGCCCCGATCGGTGCCTTGCTGATAGTGGAAATAGGATGAACCTCCAAAGCCGTGTCATGGTATCCCTGAGAATTACGGATAATACCCGTTGCCCAACTGATCAGACCAGAACAGTCACAGCAGACTTTTCCGACCTTATTTTTGTCACTGTCCCAGACCAATGCACCATACATGGATTTCAGCTGGTTATACTTGGCAAGGGTCATCACTTCCCCCTTCATGCCGTACACATAAGGAACGCCCAGCTTTGACTTTGCAAACGCTACCAGTTCCGCTGCTGTTACTTTAGCCATCAATAGCCACCCCTTCTCTAATTTCCTGCACCAGAAAACAGTTCTCTACATAAGCAGCAACATTTTCGTTTTTTGCCAACATTTCCCGCATCTGTTCCAGTGCTTCATCCACCCAGCCGGAAAACGTATCAAAAGAAATCACTGCTGCCACTGCCGGAAACCGCTGCACAAACAAATCATAGACCTGACGCAGTTTCAGCTGTCCGGTACCGCCGCCCAACTCTTTTTCCGCTTCCGTCACCGCATACAGCAGCCATTCCTTGATTTTGGCAATCTGTTCTTTGGTAGGCAGCTTGAAAAAATTCCAGCAAATAACGCCAGCCATAACCACCATCACAATGGCAGTCACAATGAAATACCAATTTTCAATAAAAAAATTCAAAAAATCTTTCATACTTCAGACCTCCTTATTCGTCCAAGCTTCTTCCTGTTTTGCGTTGTTTGTTTCCCGGTCAAATCGCAGTTTCTCTTCCTCTTTCGTTTCTTTGAAAGATTTGATGCAATAGGTGATGACTGTACCGATGATGGCGGTCACCACAGTCATGGACAGATTTTCTGCGATTTCTGTTCTACCTAAAAAAGCCAGCAAATAGGATAATTGCAAATCAAAAACTGAAATTGCAAGAATCCATTTTACTAGCTTCTTGGTATATGTATTTCGTTTTCGTCTCATTGGCTGTACCACTTCCCGTCCAGTTCATGAAGTCGCTGTTCATGGTTCTGCAGCATAGCATCCTGATTCTCGTTATGGCTCCACAGCCGTTTATGTGCTTCTGTCTTTTTCTCATCCAATGTGTCTACCTGTTCCGCCAAAGAATCAATCCGCTCTGTCAAACGTGTGAGTGCATTTGTCAGCGGAATGATGGTTTTCACAATGGTGATGATAAATCCGGCAAGAAGCACGATTCCTGCCACAATATCCCAAGTCATATATACCACCTCATTTCACACCAACGTCCTCAAACCAATGTTGTCAAATATTTGTTCGTTTTGCTCAAAAATAACCATGTAACCACCACCGTTATTCTACACTGTATTTTCGCAGGATTTCACCGCAAACAGGGTCTTTCAAAAGGTTTTTGACTTGACCGGGCGGCAGATTGTCAATCAAAGTTTGCATATCAGTCGATTTTTCCTCAAATCCAGCAATCTCTTTCACCCTTTTTTCTACTGCCTGTTTAAGCTTCACTCGTATCCACCTCCAAGTCTCTCAAATACCCAAGGTATTCCTGTTCACGGTTTACCATGCAAGACATGATATACTGCTTTTCATCCTCGCTGATTGTCCCAGCAGTGACCATCTGTGAAAGCTGTTCCTCTGTGATTTCGCCTTTTGCAAATCGCCCTTTATAGTAGTCCAGAAAATATTCTGCTCCTGTCTTCATACGATCAGCCCCCGTTTCACAAGTTCCTCCATGACCATGTCCGCCCCTTCCTGCCGGATTTCGTCCTGTGATTTTCCAAGCTGTTCCTCAATTCTATCAAGTTGTGACAGCTCAGGTTCTGGAGTAGGTATATATTCAATAATAGGTTTTTCACCATCCCATTTATATATTTTTGTGTAACCCTCTTTTTCTTCACCTTGCTCAAAAGAAAAATCGCCATCATACCAAATAGCATCTGGATATTTTTTGATTCCTTCCTTTGAAACTAAATAGTTAGTAGCATAAATGCTACTATCATTACTATTAACAAACAAAACCATATCATCACCTCATTTTACATCATACATAACCTTTAGATTACCAACTGTCCCAGGGGTTGTACTTGCAGAGTATATATCAGCTACTATAGAAACTTTATCACCTTTTTTACACTTAACAAGTGAATGAATTTCGTCATTCGTACCATAATAAACAAATTTTGAGAAATTGCCACCATACAAAACATTTGCTTCACCGTTATTACTAAATTTACCGGAAAAATACTTACTAAAAGTTGTTCCTGTGGGCGTATTTAAGCATTTTTCTATACTTTTCATAGTCCCCGAAGCTGCACTTCTTGGTTGCCATGAACTTTCACATAAACAGTGTAAAGCACCAAAAGAACCAATATTCCCACGCGGTATATTAAATTGTGCTGAAACGTGTATTACACCATCGTACTCCGCTTCAAAATTATACAGCACAATGGCTTTTCCCCAAGACTCTGCATTTGTTGTGCTATATGTAGCTGACTCTGTATGCTGGACTGTATCAGAATACCTGTATTTTTTACCTGCAATGGTGTCAACTATTGTTTTAATCTGCCCAAACAGCGTTGCACTTCCAACAGCATCCCCACTTGTCCCAATCTTCCCATCAATCCCCGTTATTTTTGTCAACAGCTCTGTCAGCTTTTCCAGCAGCACATTTTTCACCTGCGCCAGCCTTCCAAACAACGTAGGCTGTGTGTCGGCGTCTGCTTCTGTGCCGATTTTGTTTTTGATGTCATTTACCGTTGCCTGCTGGGCTACATCCGGTAAAGCATCATTGATGTTGTTGACCTCCGTCTGGGTATTGTTGACCTGTTTCATGAGATAATTATACCCATGCTGTTCTGTCAGCCCTGTTTCTGTTCCATTTGGACTGATGGTCTGCCCTTGCGTCCAGTTTTCCGGTAAATTTGCTGGTAATTTTGGCATAGGTCATCCCTCCTTTACATCTACCTGAATTTTATGGGTGAAAATCGCCGGCTCTGTCACCGGCACGTACACGGGAGAAGTCGTCAGCACATTCCCGTCACTGTCCAGCAGCTCGATCTGCGTCACCAACGAGGTCTGTTCTGCTGTCACTGTATACTGCACCTGTGCCACATTTCCCACTGTTGTTCTATCCAGTGAAGAAATGACAATACTGCCATTGATTCTGGCACTGGCTACATTGGGCGGAATGGCTTTTGCCGTATCCTCCAAAAGTTCCTGCTGCACACTATAATTTGATGGCACCACGACCACCTCCTTATCTTTTGTCAATACAAAGGGCGTCAAACCCAATCCCCACGAACCCAAACGGTACTGCCACACCAAAGCAGACAGCGCCACAGTTTCTCCTAGCGTGAGTTTATTTGCCACAAAAGGTTGATTGATGAATACGATATGGGCTGGTTTGATTCTCCCAACCGTATAAGAAACCTCCGTGGCATAAGACTGGTTTTCTGCACTGCTGAGGATATACAGGGTGTAGTTTGGATAGTCCACATGGATTTCATATTTTCCCTTGCCGATGATCTGGTCTAGCTTCTGATACAGAAACCCAAGGGTAAAAGGCGGCTGCATAGAAACACGATTCAGTACACGTTCTCTGCGAAAATCCAGTGTTTCTGTCTGGGGATTCGGCACAATACCGAAAATCTTTTCCCATGTGGAAACAGCACCCTCATCCATGGTCTGAAAAAAGAAATTGTCTGCCACCGCATTGATGGCAGCGGCAAGGGCTTCCATCTGGGCGCTTTCCGTTTTACAAATTTCCTGAAAATCCAGAATCCGCCGGAACCAAGGCGGCAGATACCGCAGTAAATCCGTATCAAGTTGCCACATTGAGGTTCACCGTCCCTTCTTTTGGCACCTGCTGCACCGTCCCTGCCTGGGTCAGTATCACATCCTGTGCCTGACCATTCATTTGCACATTGGTGGCATTGACCACACCCGGCACCTGAATGATGGCAGCAATGACCTGTGCCAGATATACATCTGCCTGATACTGCACTCCGCCGGGGACTGTAGGCGCTGCCCATCCCTTCCGCACCTGCAGCAGATAGGCGGCAATGGCATCCTCCACAGGCTTCTGTACCTGCCCGATCTCATAGCCAGCCGCCAGCGTCAAATTTGCAGTAACATTGATAGCGACAGCTTCTGGTGCAACAATGGTGACTTTTGCCCCGATGGGCGCCATCCCCAGTCCCAACCCCTGATTGACAGGCGGGTCAACAGCATTCTGCACTGTCTCCACCAACAATGCAGATGCAGGTTCAAAGTCTGCACCGATAATGGCGCATTTCACCGTGCCGCCGCCGTTCCATGTGGGATAGACCTGTACACCGCCTACCCCTTCCAGTCCGCCGATAAACTCACGATAGGCTGCCACATTGCCGCCGAAAGGTTTTTCGTTCAGGGCATTGATGATACGCTGCCGAAAATCATCATCCGTTTCCACATCATCCCCAGGAATCAAAATATCATCCATGACCGCCGATTCCAGCCCAGGAAGATACGTAATGGGCAGGATATTCCCTGTGTAGTCATTGCCGATAATACCAACGGTTTCCGCTTTCAGCTGGAATTCGTTAGGATTGTCTGTTGTGCCGCTGACGATAAAATTGATACTGTCCGCTCCGTTGATGGTGGAAAATCTTGCTCCCAAAGGCACTGGCTGTGAAAATTTACCCAGACGGACAGCTGCCGATGCTGGGTAACGTGTCAAACCGGCAATGACCGCCAGAAGGTCTAAGGATTCACCCACTGCTGTTGGAATGTAAGCGGAAAGCTGCACCTGATCCAGTGCCAAATAAAAAGCTTCCAGTCCATAAGCCGCAGCGCCGACAGCTGTCTGGATAAGACTGCCTTCCCGCTTGTCATAGGAATTGGATACCTGCCCCAGCATGGTCTGCAATAGGTTTTGGTATGTAGCGTTGCTGAAATCAATCAAGCCGTTCCCTCCTTTCTGCATGAAAAAAGCACCCACGAAAATGAGTGCCTATCTTCGCTTTTATTTTGCTTGGTCTGTGGATTCCAAATGTTCCCATTCAGCGTCATTATCATAATGATCTATCAACTGTACGCCTGTGGGATCAAATACACTTGCCTTGATGATAATAACCTCGTTATCTTTTACAACTGCCCGATAATTATAGGTATATTTCAGTTCCCCTGTAGCTGGTGTCGTGAAACTGCCACTGCCGATGTATTCCTGCAGGTCTTCTTCGTAGTATGCCAAATGGTCTGACATTGTGTAGGTACATTCCGCGCCAACACTTGTGTTCAGGCTTTCCAAAAAGATTTTATCTACCTGTTCTACCTTTGAAGAACTGCCCATCATAGCCACACAGCTTACAAGACCGACAATGACCACCAGAATCAATACAATCAAACAGCCTTTTGCAGGTGTTTTTCCCTTTGAAGCGATGGCTTCTTCTCTTGTCACTGTCTGCACAGGTTTCTCCTGATCCAGCTTTGCCCCGCAGCTTTGGCAAAACAAGTCCGTTTCTCCCACAGCTTTTCCACATTTCTTACAAAATCTACCCATAAATATTCCCCTTTCCATTTTTCTCCATCATATCACAAATTGAAACTAAAAGAAATAAAATTTCACAAAATGTTGCAATTTATCAAATGATGTTGCAAATGGAAAACTTTTTGGGAATCATATTGTCATCCGCTGTGGAACAGGTCCATATACCGTCTGGACCGTAAATTCTACGGTCAAGCTATCCCCATTCACTTGATAGGAAAAATCCGTGATTTCCGTCATGCGGTTATCTGTACGGATGGCGTCTTTCGCTCTCCGCTGAATCTCCAGAGCCACATATCCGGGATTTTGCCCAACCAGACCTTCCCATTCCATGCCAAAGTTGGGGCTGTAAATCTGCCAAAGGAACCGCTCTACGGAAAAAAGGATCTCCACTGCCTGTTTCACAGCAGTGAATCCGTCAGCCATGCCAGAGATACGCCCTGTTGCGGGATTGACATACCATGTGTAAGACGGCTGTTCCGTAAAGGTCACACCTTGGGAGATATTGATCACATTTTCCGGCAAAGTTGCCATTTCTCACACCTCCTGAAAAACTCTGGACAAAACCACATACTTCTGCCCGTGCTGCACCCGCAGCATCAGCACCTTGTCCCCTACTTCCAGCCCTCTGTTTAACGTGATAAAGCCATCATTTGGCAATGCCTGCCCATTCTCGTAGCAGGTGATACCCGTCAGCTCTGTGGAACACTGACCGGCGGGCTGGATGGTGGCGTCTGTAACTACATGGTTGTGGGTGGTATCATGGCTATGTGCAAAAGTCGTTACTTTCTTTTCCACAACCGCAGCTGTCAAATAAAGTACCTGAGAACGCAAAGGCGCTGCCTGATTGTCTGTTGTAATTTCCAACGGCTTCACCTGTGTGACCGTTCCCACCACCAGATCGGCGGGCTGCATGGCTTTACTATTTTCCTGTATGATCTGTTGCAGTACTTCTACTAACTCCATACAATCACCTCAAATCGCCAACGTATCAAAACTCATGGTGTGTTTTTCATTCTCAAAAGTATGGGTGATTTTCTCAATCATGACATACTGGTCAAGGTCGATGTCACCCAGCCCCTGTATTTTCATTAGAATCATCATACCAGCCCGCAGCCCAAGCACTCCCAGAGATTCCACACTGAGGGTACGCAGACGGCGGTTATAATAGGACAGCATGGTTTCCGCCTGCTCCCGCATCTGGGCGGTATTGGTTTCCCCATCTACGGTCTGATACAGCCGCAACAGCCCCCACCGACCGATATTAGCAGAATCCTTGGCTTCCACCACTTCCGCCTTGCCTGTTTCCTCATTTTCCCGCACCAGTTTGATGCTGTTGTATGTCTGCTTGTCGATGTCTGTCTCATACTTATAATTGGTTACCAAAGAGCGGTCACCCAGTACCACATCCGTTTTCATGTTTGCCGCTTCCCGCAGGCTCAGACCATTACCATCATCCAACAGCACAAACACCTTTCCGGTGTTCAAAAGTGTCTGCTGGATGGCTTCCTCAATGATATCCAGACAGGACTGGTCGTCTTCCAGCAAGGAAGGAATGGGGTATCCCGTGTCCTCGATGGTACTGACCGGCAGCTGGAAGTCTGCAGCGATCTGCTGTAAAATCTGCCCTGCCGTCTGCCCATAAAAGTGGTAAGAGGCATTGGCTTTCAAATACCGCATGCTGTCGTAACAGGTCACTTCAATGATGCCCCATCTGTCTTTGCTCTTATGAAATACCCAGCCCAAGAAAACCACCTGCCCATCCACAGAAAACCGTACCACATCCCCCTCCACAAAGGAGATGCCGCCAGCTTTGATAAGCGTAAAGGTAAATTTCCCCGGGCTTCCTGTGCGGTTGGTGGTATAGCTCGCTGTCGACACACAAGGGGCAGCATCCCAGAGCCTTCCTGTTCGCTTTTCCGTGATCAAAAGTTCTGTTTTCACTGTGTATCTACCCCCTGTAAGTCTCCTTTTTTACACCAGCCCAAAGCCCCGCCTGATTCTGATTTTACATATACTGGATATGGTCTGTCATTGTCATCATTGATGATACGGGACACCACCACCCGTCTGCCGTTTCCGCTTCCGTAAGGCTTGTCACCATAACTGGAATAAAAATATTTTCCGTTTAAGGTTGCTGTCATACCTACATATAGCTGTCCTTTTGGGATGCTGCGCGTCTGCTCTGTGGTAGCTGTTGCGGGCTTTTCTGCCGTTGCTTCTGTCTGAATCTGCACCGTAAGGGGACTGTAGTCCCGATACTCTGTCAGCTCCAACGTATAATAGAAGTCCCCTGTCTCACCGCCTCGTTCTTCCGTTTGGAAACCAGTCACCAATACATTGATGCCCGGGTCATTAACAAAATAAGGGGTGCCGTCCTCATAGTACCTGGTAGGCGTATAGATCAGCACCTCTTTGTTCGCCATAGCACTTCGGAAAAAGTTGATGTAAAACTCTGGCGGTCGGAAATCACCGCTGGTCAATGTCATACGGTCAATCCGACCTGGGAAATAGCTTTCAATGGTTACTTTCTTCAGGTTTGGGATTCTCGGCACCATAATGGGACCAATGCCCAGCACATTATACTCCTCGTTTGCGCTGTCCTGCGAAACAGGAAGTTTTTCAGGATTGACAGGAAGTCTGATAATATCAATGGCACCTGCACTTGGTTTTTGAAAAAACAAAGCAAAATCATTTCTTGCCGCCACGTTTCACACCTCCTATACCCTTGCTGTAGACTTCGCACTGCCGGCTGCTCGCTGTTCCTGCAGGATGATAGCCAAAGCGTCTGCCAGAGATTTCCGGTCAGCTTCTGTGTTGCCGGTATTGGCACCATTTACCGTGATAACAGGCGTCTGTGCTGTCAAATTGATTTTATTGACATATCTTTGGGTAGCCATATCCACCATCAGCTTGATGTCCTCTTTGGACATGTCTACGGATTTTTTCATACTGCTGACATCTTTTCCGATACCGCCCAGTGTATCGTTGATGTCTCCCAGGGAGGTGCCGCCTGCGGAAAAACTGCCCATATCAGGCATTCCCGCGCCACCGCCAAAAATATTGGAAAAGAAATTGGAGCCTTTATCGTAGCCGGAAGAAAATGCGCTGCCATAGTCTTTATATTCCATAGGAGAGAAATATTCTTTCCAGCCGGAAGACTCTTTTACAGCAGCTGACTTTGCCCCAAGGGAACTGATATAAGATTCCAAACCACTGGTCAGGTTCACAGATGCCCATGGTAGTTTGTTGATCAAATCCTCCAGTCCTTTGGCAATATTTAATATATATCCCAAAACTGTCTGTGCCATATCGTAAAAAAGCACTTTCACCGCAGCTACAGGATTGTTAAACACATTCCCTATGAAATTTGCGAATACCGCAAAGCCGTTATACATGAACGCCACAGTGTTATAAACATGAGCACCCAAGGCAGACATAACGCCGGCAATGATTCCGGTCGCGGAAACTGACGCACCTGTAAAATGGTTATAGGCAGCCACGCCAGCATACAACGCCCCCACGATGAGTGCCAATCCCATCAATACCCATGTGATAGGCGATGCCAAAAGAGCACTATTAAACACCATAGTGGCGGCACTAGCTGCAGCTGTGTTGCCAGTCAAAACACCATACCCAATAGATAAAAGAGTCACAGCCCCATGATACGCTGTCGTTGCAATGGTAGCAATTTTCGTCCAGTTTGCTGCTACCTGAAAGATAGCAAAAGCCGCACCAGCTCCCAATACCAAAGGACCAATGATTTCAATGTTATTCGCAAGCCAAGAAAGACCAAGAAGCACAGGACGCAGCCCCATAGTTGCGTAGTTCTGGAATTTAGTCCAAACCTGCCCCCATGTCATAGGCATTTCTTCAAATTTTGCATTGGTTTCCTCTGCCGCGGCAAACATGGCGTTTTTGACGATATCTGCTGTGATAGCCCCTTCAGACGCCATCTCTCGCATCTGCCCAACATTCACACCAAGATAATTGGCTATGGTTTGGGCAATCATAGGGGTTTGCTCTAAAATAGAGTTCAGTTCTTCCCCACGTAGTACACCAGATGCCATGGCTTGTGTCAGCTGCAACATCGCAGCTTGCCCTTCCATGGTGCTGGTACCTGAAATCGCCATTTGTTTATTCAGCTGCTCCGCAAAGGCAGCGATTTCCTGTGTACTGCCAAAAGCATCACCGGCAAGCAACCCCAATTTGGATACCATTGCAGACATTTCTGTGTAAGAACCTCTGGCACGGTTTGCACTTTGGAAAATCATGCTATTTAACTGCGCAGTGGTTTGCAATCCATCATTGACCATATCTAGCCTTGCTGTAGTGGATATCAAGGTATCTGACATCTGCAGCAACCCTTTCACACCTTGCAGACCAATATATCCACCGACCAGCCTTTTGACAGATGTGGTCAAACGGTCTGCCGAACCAGTACCACTTTCCATGGACTGGTTATACTCTTTCTGTGCTTTGGCAGCGGCTCTTGCCTGCCGTTCCGCTTCCTTTTCCGCCGCAGCGGCAGCACGGATACTGGCTGTCTGTGCCTTTGCCTGAGCCGCAGCCAGCCTCTGTTCCGCTGTCTGTACTCGTAAAGCCGACTGATATACGCGCGCCTGCTGGGCTGCCATTTTGGCAGCCGCAGTGGTTTCTTTTGTGACAGCTCCACTTTGCTCCATCATTTTGATGTAAGCACCAAGCCCAGCAGAAAACTTGTCCTCAATGGCTAATACTTCTCTGATATTACCCATTACATTCCATCTCCTTTCTCTGCTGCTCTCTGTCGTGAATCTCTTTCGTCACAAATTCAGCAATCAGAACCCGTTCCGGATATGGAAGCTCTGCGTATTGGTGCGGCAGCATGCCGAAATTTACAAAGCAATAGTATGCGATCATCGTTTCCGCATCGCCGCCGCCAATCAGTTTTTTGCTTCAGTTACTGTTGAGTCGTCAGCGGTAAAACCAGAAAGTTCACCGATTTTCTCAATCAAGAAGGAAAATTCACCAGAACGCAACATTTTGGGAACAACTTCTGTGGCATCCATAGTCCCATAGGCGTCACAAAGTTCTTTATCTGTGAAGTCAGGAAAAACCGTTGCCAGCACAGCCAGTTTTCTGCGGTAAGTGATCAGGTCAAATTCTTTTACCATCTGACCGTCTGCCCCTCTTACCTTACGGAAACTCTGACGATTCAATGCATCATTTTCTTCCTGTGTCACAGATCTAATTCGGAAGGGAACCACTTTCCCTTCTTCGTCTTTGAAACGATCAGAGATAAACACTTCCTTTTCTTCATGTACAGGGACGGGGTTCAAAAATGCAAATAATTTACTCATTTATATTCCTTCCTTTCTCAACCGCCATAAGACGCAGGCTCATTAAAGCTCCGCAGTTTGGCTACTCTGGTATATGTGAAATTGAATTCAAAATTCAGCATGGCTTCCTCGCTGTCCAAAATGGAAAGCGGGATGGAGCCGGTCAGCTCACAGCCATAATACGCAATGGACTGGCTGCCAATGGTATTAGACGCATCTTCATTGGTGATCTGCAGATCAAACTGCGGCATATTACCGGTATTGATATATTCCAGCACCATATCACGCCAAATATCATTACCATAGTAGATATTGCCTTTCCCAGTCTGCTTTGCACCATTGGCTTTGTTCTGGATGGTTCTTGTTCCCACAACACGCATTTCCTTGCCCTGGATTTCCGCATAGGTATAGATGTTCATCATGCTTGCAATTTCATTTTGCTTTCCATTTCTGGTAACGAAGATCTTCCCCTCGGCACCATTGACGGTATCTTTTGCTAATAAATACTTGCCCACAAGCACACCTCCTTACGCTACTGTGATTGTGATATACAGTTTTTCCGCTGCGTCCACAGGCTGAATCCGCAGATTGATAACAACCGCATCAATATCGTCCCCCGGCAACACCTCCACGTCATCCGGCTCAAAATTCTGGATGGCATTGTTTGCCTGCATTTCCTGCAAGTATCCCACAATGACAGCCTTAAACAAATCCCGTCCTGTCGCGTTATTGTCTACCACACCGATGAAGTTCTCGGAAAACTGCATATACAGGTCATTGGCGATGGTATGCAGGGTACGGATAACGCGGTTCTTCCGGTATGGCTTGGAAATATCCGCTGTGAAGGTTGTCAGGCTGTTGATGTCGGAATCCACTTTCACAGCCCCATTTTCCGCAAAAACTACGAATTTCCCCGCCTGCAGAGCTGCAATGATCTGGTCATTGGTCATCGCCGGTGTCACAGATACGGCATCAAGATATTTGGCATAGGTCAAAGATTCATTGTAGTTTGCCCCTGCCTCTGCGCCGCCTACCCACCAGCAGAGCTGTTTGCCTGTCAGTGTGGTGCCATCTGCAAAGGAAATACCTGTAATGTCTGAGCATACATTGATGACAAAGCGGCTGTCAGGGACATTCAAGCCATAAGCAACCAGCTGGGAATATCTGCCCTGTGTGTTGGCAAGACGTTCCACAAAGTTGACCATTGCCGCCTGAACCGTACTGTCGTCGCCGTCGTAAATGAGAATATCAAAATCATAGGCTTCGATATTGGACAGGAATGTGGTATAAGCTGCTGTTTCCACAGTACCATCTGCACCCGTTGCCAGTTTCACACCTGCTGTTTCCGCAAGTGCGCCGGTGCCGCTGAATGTGACCCATCCGTTGGCTTTCAGCTCTTCCACTTTTGTTGCAGTCTGGGTATCCACCACGGCACCGTCCACAACGGTCTGCACATCAAAGGTTCCTTCCGCATCCGCCTGTTCTGTCACCACAATGGTGATATCGTTCCCTCTGACGCCGGGATAAAGGGCTGTGGCTGTCATCTGTCCCTCTGTCACCGTCGCCTGCACAGAACTGCTTGCGGCAGGACGATACAGCAAAACTTTTGTGGCACCGTCTGTCCGGTCACTGCCTTTGAAGATTTCCTGCAAAAACCGTGCCTGTGCCGTGTAAATGGGATAGCCGCAAAAGGGAGTCGTATCTGCCCCTGCTTCCACTTCCATGACCTTTCCAACAGGTCCCCAACTCATAGGCTCACAAATGGCAACCACACCACGGCTGCCAATGGACAGCCCTCTCTGGGACTCTGATGTAAAATTGATATAGACGCCCGGGCGCACCTTATCCTGTTTGGTCCATGTTCCACCTGCCATTATTTCTCACCTCCAAAAAAGGCATCCACCGCTCTTTGGGCTTCTGCCATAGTATAAGTTTCTTCTGTCAAAATCGCCCGCAGGAAATCTTGCTGTACATGAGCAAAGCGCTCACTTTTCAGCAGCGCTTCCCGCTTGTACCGTTTTTCCTGGGACTTGTTTTCTTTTTTCATTCCACCACTTCCTCATTGTATTTTTCAATGGTCTGCATTTTGATGGTTTCTTTCGGAATCCGAACACGCTCTCTGATTTCAAATCGATAGTGCAGTTCGTTCAGATCGATGTCCCATTCCCTGTCATAGGTGCGAATCTGTACCGGCTCTGTCTGGATGCCGTCTGTGTAGGGAAATGTTTCCATGTGCAAGTCCAAAATCTCCGCTGTCTTCTGGTATCTCTGCTGCAGATCGGGCAGGTTGTATTCTTCCAGACAGGTCAGGTCTAAGCCGATGGTACGCAAATAGTACCCGCCAGTTTCCAGCTTGATGTTGCTGTACCGTTGCTGCAGAAACATACAGGGTATTTTGGTACCCTGCTGATTTGGGTCTTGGTAGAAAGAAAATTCAGGTAAAAATAGTTTCAGATAGTTCGACAAAGAATCGGCAACCGTTTCCACCGTATAATTCATTCCATCAACCCCCTTATCTTTTTGTCCAGTTCTGACAGCACCGTTTTTTCATAGGCTTTCTTCCCTTTATCCGCCATAAACTTACCTTTGACATACTTTGTTTTGGTACCCACGACCATGCCCTCATCCTTGTTTGGGTTATACTCCAGCAGACCGCTGTCTTCGTTGATGTATAACCCCGGAACAAAATGCTGGTCCATGCGGTGTCCATTATTCACATAAGAGGCATAGTTCAGATTGTTCCGTAGCTCTGTTTCCACTTTATTTCCCTTGATCTGCGGCTCTGTTTTGCTGTCTGTTGCCCAATGCTGTTTCAATTCCCCGCTGCGGGTATTTGTACCTCGCAAATCACCGGCTGTGGGCGGTGTGGCATCTGTTGCCGCCTCTATGGCACGCAGGGTGGCGTCCTTTGCCACCTCTGCCAGTACCCTTGGGACATCTTCCTGTGCTTTTTTCAGCTGTTGGATGCGTTGCTGTAAGCTGACTGTAAAACTCATAGCATCACACCCTTTCCTGCTGTAGCAGATGGATTTCCTGATGAGCAAGTCCTCCCATAATGTTTCCCACTGGTTCTGGGTAGTAATTGGGGTCTGCGGCAAAGGCTCGGATATTTGCAAAATTCCTGCCGATTCTTGCTCCACGATGGACGATCAACTCATCACCGGGACGAATATCCACACCCAAGCCGCAAGCCAAGCTGTCTTCCTGATTGATATTTGCCGCTGTCTGTTGCATCTGGATGGTTTTCTTTCCGGAACGATATACCCGGCAAGGAACAGCTGTCAAAACCTGTTCTCTGCTGTTGGAAATCAGCGCCTTTGATTCATCCGGCACCACACGCCACACATCTACTGTATCGGTATACCATGCGTCAAAATTCATTAGCCACACCCCCTAAATAACAAGGGTTCCACCCATGCCAACCAGTCTTGCTTCTGTCGCCAGAATCTGACCATACTGGGTAGCGTTCAGGCTGCCCCAGTCCTCTGTGGCTTTGGTCAATGCAGAAGTGTCATAGGTTACGCTGGTGTCTCCCAGTGTTTCCGATTTCACCACGCCCACCAATGCTCCTGTGGCTGCCGCCTGTCCTGCTGTTTCACTGGCAGGAGCAAAGGTACGCAGATACAAAGTCGCATAATGGGCTACATACAGCCCAGCTGCATACCGCCAACCGTCTAGCCATTTATCCGGCTGGATAGATGTGTTCGCTCGGCTGATAAACTGATTCAGCATCGTTTCCGGCAAAAGACTTTCCCCATCCGCGGTAAAAAACTGCGGGAAGTCCTGCTGGAACATTTCCGCTGTATAATTGCCTACCGCATGCCCGATATTAGACGCAGCGGCTTTGATACCCAAAAACTGTGGTTTCATACAGAACATCCCGCATCACCTCATTTCTTCTTTCTCTCAGGTTTTTCTGCTTCTTCAGACTTTTCTGCAGCTTCCTGTTCTGCCTTTTCTGCTTCTGCTGCAGCTTTGGCTTTTTCTCTGGCTTCCTGTTCTGCCTTTTTCGCTTCTGCATCTGCCTGTTCCAGAGCGTTGTCCTTTGTGGTGGAAGAAACTGCAATCTTCCCGTCTTTTACCAGTTCTTCAAAGTATTTTGTTTTTGTCACCCAATCAGGCACTGCACCAATGTAATCTTTGGGGATAGGAAACGCCTGTCTGCCATCAGGGCTGGGAATGATGATGTTTCTTTTGGAAATGATAACTGTTGCCATCTTTCATACCTCCTTATTCGTCGCCACCAATGCCGTCCCAATATGTCACGGTGTTAGGATACATCATTTTGATTTCAGAAATATTCGCCATATACGCAGTGTCATAGCACACATGCGCCACATTGGGCTGTGTCATGATTCTGTTCAGGGGAACCAGCTCATCCAGACCAATAAAGCGTTCATGGTTCACATAAACGACCATTCTGTCTTTACCGCCGGTACCTGCGCCTTTGCACCACGCAGTTGCACCGATATACAGCTGACCTTTGCCGTCTTTGTTGACAATATTGTTTTCCAGCAGATAGTCCAAAATGCTTTTGGTTGCCAGTTCAGAAACCTTGGTATTTACCAGATACAGATACTGTTCATAAGGTACCAAAATGTGGTTGGGAATAGCTGCGCTGTCATAACCAGCCGCCGCCCAAGTGGCAGAAATGGCAGTATTGATGTCCAGCAGGATTTCGTCAGGTGTTTTGTCCTTCCAGTTGGTTGTGCCTTTCGCACCATCTGCCACAGTGGTTTCTGTCACGTCAGGATGATTTACCAGACCGTATGTGCCATACTGCGCAAAACCAGCATAGACGTTCTCGTCCATATGTTTGTCATAGCTCAGGCGGACACCCTCCTGAAGCAGCTGATCCAGACTTCTGCCAATGTAGCTAGATTTCTGCATATCCACAAACATGATACGCAGTGCCACAGAATATACATGCGCCTTAAACAGCCCTTTGTCCAGAGAAGCCTGTACAATAGGAATACCGTTTGCGCCACCCGCTGTGATAGGGCTGTCACCGCTACCACCTGTTACACCATATTGCACAGACAAGGCAGAAGCAAATTCTACCCAACCGCCGCCTGTTTCGATGGGTACATCTCTAGGATATGTCACACTGGTCAGAGGCTGCCGGATGATTGGGTCTCTTTTTTCTAGTTCAGAAGTCAAAAACGCATTGCCGGAAGCAATCCCTGCTGCGTCCATTACAGGCATACCCACTGGCTGTGTCTGTTTGGGAGTAATGATGCCACCGTCAAAGACACCCATATTGTTATAACTCATATCGTTCCCTCCTTACGCATTGTTCATAGTCATGATGCGCAGTTCTGCTATACCATTGGCATCTGCAGGACCTGCCCACTGACAGTTGGTCAATTCTACCACTTTGCCGCTGTCGTCTTCTGCCTCGAATCCGCCAACCTTAGCAGTAGAGAAGCTGCCATTTTCTGTTGTACGGACAAACACCTTGCCGCCCAGACTGGGAGTACCTCTCTGGCAGAAAACATTGATGCTGCCTCTCTGGAATACAGGCACCGCTTCTGCAGGTGCGTATTCACCCTGTCCCTGATTCAGATAGTTCAGAGAGCTTTTCACCTCTCTGGCAGCAATGCCCACAAACTTATCCGCTGTGGAAGACGCCCCCATCTGTACCACTGTCACACCGTCAGCGGCATATTCCAGTGGTGCGCCGAAAGGAATATTTGTGCTGCCTCCTGCGGGTCTTGTGTTGATAATCATATCAGGCTGTCTGGCATAAGAACCAGCCTGACCATTCGGCATACCAGTGCCGATCACCTGTGTATTCAGTCCCATATCTTTCACACTCCTTTTTTAATTTTGTAAATAACCTGCTGCTCTCAATTTTTCCAGAAGACCGTTAAAATCTTCCTGAGTAGGTGCCGCAGCAATATTGGCAATAGCAGGCATCTGCTTTACTCCTCCCAAAGCCTCTGGTGTGGCAGCCGGAAGGGTATAAGAAGGTCCTGCCGGTCCTTGTGGACCTGCTGGTCCGGGTTCACCCTGAGAACCTTGTGCCCCAGTTTCCCCTTTTTCACCCGCTGGTCCCTGTGGACCCGTTTCTCCTTTTGGTCCGGCTGGTCCCATAGGACCTTGTGGTCCTGCTGCGCCTTCTGTTGGTCCGATATATGCTATTCTTAATTCAGCAATGCCGTTTTCATCGGCAGAACCATTCCACTGGGCATTCACCAGCTGGATAGTATTTTCCCCATCTTCTGTAGCTTCCAGACCGCCAACCATAGCATCTGCAAATAACGGATTTTCTGCCACTCTGACATATACTTTGCCATCAATGATAGGGTTCCCCCTTTGACACAGCACATTGATGCACCCACGCTGGAATACAGACACAGCGTCTTCCGGGAAATATGCTCCTGTACTCTGTGCCAGATAATCTACTGCAGTTTTAACTTCGCGCCCAGCAATCCCAACGAACTGATTGGCTGTGTCCCCTGCTCCCATTGGTAAGACTGCGCCATTCTCTCCACGTTTCAATGCTGTTCCAAACAGGATTGGCATTTCTCCACCCAAAGGCGCAGTATTGACGATCATATCAGGCTGTCTGGAAAAAGAACCAGCAAAACCATACTGCATGCTTTTTCCAATGGATTGTGTTTGTAAACCCATACGCTCACCGCCTTATTTGTTTAAGTGTGGATTGAATTTGGCATAAGCTTCCTTCTGCTCTGCGCAAATGGTACTCATGTCTTTACGCTGGCTGGATGCTTTCTTTGCACTGTCCTGAGTAGCGGCAAGGATATCTGCCCCCATATTGCCGGAACGGATGGAAGACAGTACCGCATCTACGACACGGGCGCGTTCATCCTTATTTTCAATAGCTGCCACAGCCGGACGAATTTTTTTCAGAAGCTCTACAGTGAAAGCATCACCGGCAGTACATTTTTTGTCTTCCATTTCTTCCGCAGAAATGGTAACTGCCTTTTCCGGCTCTGCTGCAGGTTCTTCCCCGACCAGACGGGCAATTTCCTTGTCAATGTCGGATTCATCAGACATTTTCTTTTTGTCCATCTGATTTTCCATGAAAGCCCCCATCATTTCGATGAGTTTATCCAGCTTTGCGGAAAGTTCGCCGCCCTGCATACCATCTTCTGTTTCTTTGGGCTGTTCTTCCGGTTTCTTTTCCGGTTCGGGTGCAGGAGCCTGTGTCGTTTCCGCATCCAGCGCCGTTGCCGTTGTTTCTACCATTTTTTCCAGTTCTTCAGGATTGGCATCTTTTGCCGCGCTCCCAAAGAGCTTCAAAATCTCTGTTCTGAATTTACTCATGTGATTCACTCCTCTTTCTGGTTGTTTATCTTTGATGGCTACCTCATGCCCAGCACGCCCAGCCGGTACCACCGCCACATGGTTCCCTCTGATTTGTGTTTGTCGGTACCCGTTTCCATCAGGTACATAAATGCAGGTATAACCGCAGGAAACCTCCCGTTTCACACCATTTTCAATGTCACTGATGAGAGACGCATCTGTGATATGCAAGTCTGCCACCAGCTTGTCACCTTCCCTGCGTACGTTCTGGACATGCCCCCGACTGTACGCCCCTGCTGTTTCCGGCAGAAGGTTGTCGGGCGGATGATTGTCTGTGACGATCTTTCCCTCAAAAGACGCCATTGCAGCCGGAGAAAAAACATCCTCCTCGTAGCGGTTGACAGTGATGATTCTTTCCGGATCGCCGTCCAGACCAAGTTCCCTTGCCAGATATTCCATGGTACCTGTGCGGGCAATGGGGACATTTTTGCAAATCAAGAATCCCTCATCCGTTTTTGTCTGGTTGGGGCTGATTTCGGTACCGTAATATGTCAGCATTTATCTCACCCCCGGTACCAGTTTTTCCTGATCTGCACTCTGTCCCGTCAGTGCTTCCACCAACATATCAGTCAAGATACTCTGATGGTCTGTTTCGTCTGCATTGATTTCCAGCAGCTTTGTTACGTGCTTCTGTGGTGCCAGCGCAAGAATTGCTGTATAAAGGCGTACTGTTTCTGTTTCAGCCGCAAGGGCTTTCTTCAAAAGTTCAACATATCCTTCCATAGTGCCTCTCCTTTCTGTTGATTCTGGTGGTGGGGGTGGCGGCTTCTTGGGCGCCAATCCTGACCTTACACTGTAATTATTTTTCATCGGTGTCCCTTCCCTCCTTGCGATATAACTGCATCCATTTCTTGTACTTATCATCCCTCAACCGCTTATGTTTCCGGAAGGTTTCAAATGTCTTAGGCACTTGATTCCCCAGCGTCATGCGGTATGTTTCCCACTGCCGATAGTCCCGCAGCCAGTCAGCCCTTGCCGTTTCTTTTTTCCGGTAGGCGTCTATCTGCTTTTGGGTTCTGGGGTCCATAGTGGGAGGATTCTTTTTGAAACTGGAAAAATCTTTGATTTTCTGTATTTCTTCTTCACTTCTACCTGCCGGTGTCCATGGCGTCAGCACATGCAGGCAGCTTGGATGGATGTTCAGATAACTATTGGTCAAATCATTGGGACCTGTTGGGTCAATCTTCCCAAAGGCAGAAGACAGCGGCGGGAAGTTTGGGTCTTTTCCGCTTTTGCTGTAAACCCGACCTTCCAGCGGCGCACAGATTTTGCAAGTAGTTCCGTGGCTGCTGATCTTGTACAAATCGTGTTCTTCGTCCGCTGTCAGTGTTGCCAGTACTTCCGCCTGTCTGCTTGTGGTTCGTGCCACCATGCTGCAATAGGTATGCAGGCTCCATCTCCTTCCAGATTTATCCACGAAGGCAGTCACGCCTTCCCTTGCCAATGCCTGAAAAATATCATTGGCGGCTTTCTGGGCACCTTTTCCCATGGCTTGTGTCTGTGCCAGCGTTCCCAAAGAAACCCGACGGAAAATATCCCCCTGGGTTCTGCCGATCAGGCCATTTTGCAGAGTGTTCTGCGCCGTCCCTGACGCTTCCACAATTTCTCCCATGAGATTAGTCACCAGACGGTCCATAATGCTGTACTGTGTAGCCGTCAACGCCTCCGCATTTTCATATCCACGGACATGTTTTTCTACTGGTTCCAATATCTTACGGGCTTCCGGCACCCGAACATAAAACTGTTGTTCTACCATCTTTGGTACATATTCCCAGCAGTCTGTTTCCATCTGTTTCAAGATAGCCTGTATCCGGTTCAGGGCAGCCACAGCATGATAATCTACCAATCCTTGAGAACGCAGCCGTCCTATTTCATTGATGATGGCTGTTTCTGCTCGCAGGAATATAGCTATCAGTTTTTCCAGTTCTTTTTCGTTTGGTGATTTTTGAATTGGCATCTATCACGCCTCCTCAAATCCCAACCCCATAAGCGGGTCACGCAGAGCCGTCACATCCTGAAAGGTCTTTCCCTCATTTTTCTTGATGGTTTCTTCGGAAATGCTGTCAAACATAGAAGTTTCTTCTGCCAGTTTCTTCAGCTCGCGCTGAGCAGTTGCCTGATCCAGCAAATTAGCCTGAAAAGCGGCAATGATGGTTTCGGCTTTTGCCTTTGCGATCTCTGCCACTTCTTTGGCTGTTGGCGTCCAAAGTGGCGGGAACTGGATATCCATATCTTCCGGAACGCCGCCCCATACGCTCATGGCAATGATAGGCAGCAGCTTTTCCAGAATGGGGCGCAGCTTGCTTTCCCGTAAAGTGTCCACGTAATCGTAATAGTTCTGCAGATCACTTTCCCCTGTGGCGTTCAGTCCTGCCGGCGCACGTCCAAACAGCTTTGTCACTGGAATCCTGCTGGCACCGGATAAGTCAAGGCACATGCTGTCGTAGATTTCCTGTAAGCCCGTAAAGGTGTACTGGGTATTTTTCACCGAATCGCCTTTATTCACCAGCTGCATGCCGAAATTGGATTTCAATACACTCTGCGCTTGCATCATATGCCAGAAACGTTGCTGGATGGCAGTGGGCGCAACAGAAAAAAGCTGGTCCAGATTTTCCACCTCCATGGAATCCACATTGGCACGGAAGGTCAAAGCAGCCATGTTCGCTGCCACATTGTCGTGTTTCACAACATCCGCATAGAGGGCTTCCACTTCAGATTCTCCCCAGTACATTTCTGCCATCTTTTCCAGATACGGCAGTTCCCGACCGACAAAGCGAATGATGCGGGAATGATGGACAGATACCACCGTACTGCCGTCTGCCATATTGATGTCATAGTATTTGGGCAAGCCAAAATCTGGGTCTGCCAAGTCAGAAACCAGCTCCATGCCTGGCGTGATACCTGACCATCGGTCAACAATATACAGCCCAGCAAAGGAACCCGGAAGTATAGTGTCCAGTTCAAGGGGTTTGGACAAATCTTCTTGCCCTCGAATCAAAATCAATCCAGCTGCACCGCCATACAGCCTGCCCCAGCGCATACCCTCATTGATACGGTCATACAGCTGTGTCTGACGCAAGCAGCGGTCAAGTTCCTGCTGATACTTTGGAGCAATGGAACCGGATACCGTAAAGCCTTCCCGCAGCATATCATCCGGGATAATACCCACTACATTCTGTACCACCCAGTTTGAGCGATACAAGCTGTTCAGAAGGGCATAGTCGTATGTCATGCGGGTCAATGGGTACTCTGTTGCTTCCAATGGAGATTGGGAGCCGTAACCCAAATGAAAAAGCGGATTGCTGAACGCATCCGCTGTCTGTACCGGCTTTGCTGTGCCGGTTGTTTTTCTTTTCTTGCGGGACAATCTTCCCACCTCCTATGTCACCCGCCAGTCCGGCAGGGAGTTGATATAATAACGCAGCGCATCTGGTCCATGGTCTTGTTCTTTCACAGGCTTTTCTTCTCCTCGCTGGCTGGATTTATCGTCCCAACGATATGCCCCCAGCTCGTTCCGCAGCCCTTCACACTGCGCATGGATCTGAATTTGACCACGGCTCATGAGGGTGGATGTTTTTCTGATACCGTCCAGCACATCATTTTTTGCACTTATCACAAAAATCCCTCTGCTTTTCAGTTCTGCGATGAAGGAAGCTGCAGATGGGTCTACCAATACTGCACAGCCGCCTGTACCCATGAATGTTTCCAGATCGTCTGCATATTCCTTATCTGTTTTCTGTCGATGTTCTTCCCGGCTGTCCCAACGATATTCCCGATCGATACGAACCGTTTCTTGGTCATCGTAAATATCCAGAAAGACACAAGGATTCGTGGTACCATAGTCAATTGCAATCGTTCTTGTGGACCGCCAGACCATATCCACAGGGGCTTCTGCCGTGCTGTAAACATTCTTTTCTGCAGAGAACATGTCATAAATCAGACCTTCGGGAGAGCGGCGCAAGCCCAAAATATCTCGAGCATACCAGATACTTTTCCTGTCGTAGGTAGACAGGGTCTTGCGTAAGTTATCGTCAGAAACAGAAAGGTTATCAGCAATGGTGAAATGCCCATAGTTAAAACCATAGTCGGGATTTTTCTTTTGCTTTTTGGCGTGGAAGTCCAACACTGTTTTATAGTACCAATGCCCATCCCCTTTCGGGTTCAGGTCGTGAAAAACTGCTCTTTCCGGACTGGTCAGCGTCCTGTCAAAAACTTCCTGGATAAAGTCTGCCGTACATTCATTGGCTTCTGTCACATACGCCATGCCGTAGGTGTTCCCTTTGATAAGCTTTTCATCGCCGCTTTTTCCGCCACCGGAAATCAAGACGATTTTTTCTCCAACAGGTGTCTGGATATATAGGCAGTCACGCTTTTTGTACTCCCCCTCACGGCAGCGTCCTTCAAAAAAATTTTTCATGCCGAAACCGTCACAGTCCAGCACATTGATTTTTGCCGTTGCCGTAGATACCCCAGCGATCAGGTGAATCCTGCTCTGGTGTCGTTCCAATCTGGTGCAGAATGCCAATGTATTGACTACGTTCTTCCCACCACGCTTTCCTCCCTCGGCTACGTTCAGCCAATGGGTAAATGTGCGGTCAAAGTATTCTTTCTGATTCTGCGAAAATGGAGCCGGAATGTTCATGCCTCGTCATCCCCTTCAAAGTCGTGGATGTTCCGATTTTTTCCAGGGCGCATGAGGATTTCAGCCAGCGCAACCATATTGCTGCCGGTATCCTGTTCCTGCTCTGGCTTTTCACCCCAGCCGCGGAAATTATTGATCAGGCTGAATTTTGCGCCGTTGACGCCGTCACGGTCAAACAGTCTGGCTTCCGCATATTCTTCAATTCTGGATTTCGCGCGTATAATCGTGTCAGCAAATTCTTTTTTGCATTGGTATTCCATGAGGGATTGTCTGGACGCAAATCCCAACGCAAGCGCCAGACCTGTCACCGTTGGTGGCTTTGGCTGTTTGGTATAGACCAATCCTGTTTTGGTGCATGTAGGACTCCCATTATCGTCCAGCAACAATTCCCCTTCGCATTCTTTAAAATACGCATCTATCTTTTCCTGTATTTCTTCTTTCGTTCGAAATTTCGGCGGTCTGCCGACATACTTATTTTTCGAAACAGTCACAGCTTCCACCGTCCTTTCTGCCTCCAAAGAAAAAGGACGCCCCGTAAGGCGTCCCAAAAGAAAGGAGGTGCATTTATGTCTTTTTCCACGATGACATTTTACCATACTTTCATGTGTCTTTATGTGTCCTTTTCAAACAACTTCAAAATGCAGCAGTGCTTTTCCATGAAGTTTTAACACATACCGGTAATCATAGTTCATTTCCACAGAAATTTTCTCCCATCTCTGTTCCAGCAGATAGCGTCTGGACAGGATTTCCTGTTCTGTTGGATCCGGAACCATCCCGATCTGCTGACGGATTTCCCGGTAAGTCACCATCTGCATTTCTTTTTCTGCTTCCAGTTCCCTCACCAGCTCGTCCCATCTCGCTGCGTATCCAGACAGATCGGATGTACCACTTCCATGCGGCAACCCATCCCCTAACCCAACAGGGCTTGTCTCGCTGGAACGCAGCGCATCAATTTCTTCCTGTATCCTCTTCGCCCTTTTCTTTGCTTCCTGGTATCTGCGCAAGTACTGCTTCTTCTCTTCGTTGTTCATCGGTATTCCCTCCCCGTAGGTTTATGACGGATTTAGATTCTCTCGATCAATTCGAAATCGCAGATACGCAATAAATCCTTGATCAGTTTGATGATACGGTTGGCGTTCTCATCGGCTTCCATTTCCCGTTTATGTATGGCATGTAAAACCGTCGACGCAGTCGGGTCATAGTATCCGCTGCCATTGCGGCTGAGTTCGTCCATAGTTATTCCCTCCAAATCATAGGTGTACCATCTGGATTTACAAGAACGGTAAATACATCACCATATTTAACATCACCAGCTACATACATCACTTTTGTTTCTGCATGATATACTACGCTGTAACTACGACCTTCATACACTTCCACAAACATTTCCTCTTGCCCTGCTTCCGCCTCACTCACCCCGCAACATGCAAGTGATACGGCAATAACTGCCGCCGCGAGGGCGCAAATTAAAAATCGTTTCATTTTATCACCATCCCGTTTTATTGAATACCTCAAACCTTGCTTTTACCATAGGATGTTCCATAGCTGCAGCAATACTCATACCATGGTTATGGGCAAACGTAACAGCATACTCCCCGGCTGGATTAAGCATTTTATCAGGTGCTTCACTACCCGCAGGGACTTTTGCTTTTTTAGGCTTTTCCTTGTCGTCACATGCCTCATTGCAAGGTTTATCAAACTTCGAACAATAATTACAAGGTGTCATATACACACAAAAAATCGAATTTTTATTTACCATCATGTCAAATTCACCTCTTTTGATAACAAAATCCTACAATTCAACAACAAATTCATCCACTTCGATCACAGAATCAATTTGTTTTTCGGAATAGATTTCTTCCACCTCATCAAAAGTTTTTTCCTCAGTTTCTTCGGCTGTATCGGCTTCAACATAAACGAAACCGCTGTAAAAAACTTTGTATTTCATGTTCATTTCTCTATTGCTGGTTTCTTCAGCCATTTCATAATGTCACACGGTTCGCAAAATCTTCCACCACTATATATTTTGCAATATTCATTTCCGCCGCTTCTCGCACAACTCAAACACTCTGAAGAAAAATCATCAAGAAATCCAGCCAATTCCTCATCACTCATTGACCGTATGTGGTCTGCATTCGATATAACTTTACTTTCACAAATTCCAACTTCCGGAGCTTCCCGAATTATTTTCCGAATCAAATCCAAAGGAAAATACTTCGTTTTGCAGCTAATCACAACCATGTTCTTGTGTTTTCTTATTTCTCTTAAAACTCTATCACCATCAATTTGCTTCAATCCCTCACCCCCTAAACCTTCTTTCCAATTCTTCCCAAGCTTCCTCTGTCAGCGGTCTGCCACAATGTTGACAAAACTTCTTTTTTTGAAGAATCCATGCTTCCGAAAGTCCTTTTATTTTACATATCTTGCACGGCTTCCAGTTCTCCCGTTCTATGTGAGTAGGATGATATGCGTAAGCAAGCCAGATTTCTCCATATTTTTTGCATGAATATGGGCTATCAAAAAAGAAAACCCTAGTATTGTCTGCATAAACAGAATTCATGTTTACAAGCGCCCAGAATTTTTTTCCGTCCTTTGTAATTACAAATACCGGCTGTCCGTTCATCTTCTGCAATTCTTCCAGTGTTAAAGGTTTCATTTCTAAGATTTTATCCATGCTTTCCCCTCCATTCTTTTTTACAATCAATCACTTATCCTGTCATAACATTCCGTAATTCTTCCATACTTCCAATTTTCTCCCCGCACATTTCCGGCAGATTTGCTCTGACAAGGGCTTCCGCAAACGGCGGCGGTACTGCATTGCCGCATCTCGCCACCTCGCTCCTAAAAGGTTCTCTCTGACAGTTTCTGATTCGCTTCTTTATAGTTCAATCTGACAGGAAGCAAAAGCATTCTTTTATCACCTCTTACTTCGGCCGATCCTCTGCTAGGAACAAAGGAGTCAATAAGAATAGGCTCTTTCTCGGTCCCAAACCGCAGGACAACAGCTTCTTTTTTATCGCAAAATCCCTTTAATGCTCGCATAAGAAGTTTTGGATCTACAGCGATTTCATACTTTTGCTGATCGCGTTCAAAGCTTCTGTTCACCAAACTTACATCCATGTATAATCCAGGTGGTACTGCTCTCTGAGTATACTTAACCCCATTCGAAAATGAGATATCCAGCATACCATTCAAAATCTGGATAGATACCTGTTCTGCACTTTTGGGAATCTGGACAACGGGAAGCAAACAAACAAAATGTTCTTTTTCTTGCACTTGTGTCTTAGTTTCTACTGCAGCATATCCGTCTGATGCAAACGCGCATAAGACACCATTTTTATTTTCAAGGTGGATGAACCGCATTGGTTCCTTTTCATGTTTCGTGTCCAAGGCAGCACTGCACACTTTGTATATTTCTTTTAACCGGGATACATTCAATTCAATCTTCATAAACATTACCTCCCATATTTAACTTTCAAAGACTCCATCAAATCGTCCTGTACCTCTGTTTTTCCTTGTAAGCTTGCAAGTACTTGCTGGTCGACAGTACCCTCTGTAATCAAGTGATGAATGATCACACGCTCTGTCTGACCTTGTCTATACAATCTGGCATTTGCCTGCTGATATAGCTCCAAACTCCACGTCAACCCAAACCAGACTATGATGTGCCCTCCTGCCTGCAGGTTTAACCCATGCCCAGCACCAGCCGGATGCGCAAGCAGCATGGATATCTCCCCATTATTCCAGTCTGAGATATCTTGGCTGCTTTCTAATTTCCTTGCATTCGGAAACCGTTCCTTGATCCGTTCTAGGTCATGCCGGAAACTATAGAAGCACAATACTGGTTTTCCGTTCGCGGCTTCCACCAATTCCTCCAACATGTCCAGTTTTTTATCACTGGTTTTTACATAATCTCCATTACCCAGATACATTGCCCCGTTGCTAAACTGCAGAAGTTTTCCTGTCAGCGCTGCCGCAGTCGCTGCTGTAACTTCGCCCTCAATAAACTGGATATACTGTTCTCTTTCAAATTTCTCGTAAGCTGCCATTTCTTTTGGCGATAGTGTTACTGTCTGAACACTGTCTATTCTTTCCGGAAGCTCCAGCCAATCTTCTGCTTTCATACTGATACAGATATCTGATATCTTTTGATTGATGCTATCCTCGGCTTCCGGCTTTGGTTTATAGTTGAAAATCGTTGTCTGGTTTCTTTGGTTTGGTGTAAAGTATCTTTCGCGATATCCAGATATGGTTTTTCCCAATCGCTCACCGCCATCCAGTAAATAGATCTGACTCCACAGGTCGATCAATCCATTTGGCGCCGGCGTCCCTGTCAACCCGATCACGCGGCTGCTGCGGGATATGTACTTACGCAGCGCCCGAAACCTCTGCGCCTTTGGACTTTTGAAGCTGGAAAGCTCATCGATCACAACGGCATCAAACATCCAACCATCTCCTACTTGGGAAAGTTCATCACACAACCAAACCACATTTTCCCGATTGATAATATAGATATCGGCCTCTCTGGCAAGCGCCCTCCGGCGTTGTGTCGGGGTTCCCAATATCTTTGATATGGTAAGCCCCTGCAGATGATCCCATTTTTCACTTTCCCTGCTCCATGTATCCTCTGCCACTCGCAAGGGGGCAATCACCAAAGCCTTTCCAATTTCAAATCGGTCATACATCAGGTTATACAATGCAGTCAATGTGACTACGGTTTTTCCCAAGCCCATTTCCAAAAATAAGCCGCAGCGAGGATGTTCGTATATATGTTCCTCCGCCAATTCCTGATATTTATGCGGGCTGTATTTCATTCTAGTTCACCTACTTCCTCACTGATTTCATTTACATAGGCTTCGACTCCACTTTTGCTGTCTATCACGTATACGTGAAACCCCAAACCTGTCAAAATTCTATGTACAGCTGTCTGTAAAGGTCTGGGCTTCTTCCCCTCTGCCTTTAACTCCACCAAAGATACTTTTCCTCCCGGAAGTAAAACCATGCGGTCTGGCAGTCCTGACATACTGGGGGAGACAAACTTTAACGGAAGCCATCCTTTCTTTTTGCATTCCTTGATAAAAAATCTTTCAATTTTACTTTCTTTCAAATTTCTTTCCTCTTTTCCAAAAGTAAAACACCAAATGTTTCATCGAAGAATCCCTAAAAATCAATAATTCTAGTGGTTTGTGAAACAATAAAACATTAGTTCTATAAAGCTTATCGGATTATAGAAATTATAGATTTTAATAAGTTCTAAAAATTCTATAATCCGTAATTCTTACACAAGTAAATATGTTTCATTGTTTCATATAATCTGAAAGCCTTGATTTTCAAGGTTTTTTTATGAAACGTTGTAATGTTTCATAATGTTTTATTCTTTCTTGTAAAACCTCTTTGATGCCCGTAGATAGTACCTAAATAAAAAGTACTTTTCGCCCGAACCCATTCACCGGTTTTTTCGATGATGTCATTGATCTCCTTACTTTTCTGCCGTGTCAGGTCTTTTCGTTCACCGTTAAACAGCTCGCACCAAATTTCCAGTGCGCATACCTTATCCCGGTACACTTCCCCCTTGATATCCGAAACAAAAGATTCACCCCGGATAAAATCCCTTTTGGCACAGAGGTCTATTTCATCCCAGTTTTTGGGTATCTTTTTATCAAGGAATGCAAGAACAGCACCCGCCAAAGGACTTTCCTCTAAATGACTATCCTGCACTTCTTCCGCCATGCGTTTTATATCCTCATCCCACAGATAGAACTTCTCTCCGTTCCGGAACAGGCTAACAGCTTCAGCCCAAATCTGATCCACGGTCTTTGCGTCTAGGTCATTCCATACATCCTTTGCTGCCTTTTCCGGATGCACGTCCACTGGGAAAAATCGGCGGTTCCCAGTCATATCTTTCAGGAAATCATACGTATTGGTAGTCCCAAAAAATACGCATTGTCGCTTATGGGTTTCTACATGATGCCCATAGGCAGCCCGATAGGAGTCTTCACTTTTGGAAGTAAATTGCTTTACAGTTTCTACTTCATACCGTTTCATGGCTGCCAGCTCGCCGATCTCGATGATCCAAAAGCCTTGAATCTGTTCATAAGCTTCTTTTCCCTGCATGGTCGTCAAGGTGTCTGAAAACCAATCACGCCCAAGTTTTTTCAAAATCGTACTTTTTCCGCATCCCTGCGGACCGACTAAAACCACGACATTGTCGTATTTAATTCCAGGTGCGAATATTCTGGCAACGGCTGCAGTCAGCGCGATTCTGGAAACAGCTCGCGTATAGGCGTTATCCTCTGCACCCATAAATTCGATAAACAGAGTCTCCACGCGCGGAACGCCGTCCCACACTAGGCTTTCAAGATAGTCCCTTACCGGGTGGTATCTGTTTTCATTGGCTACCAGCCCCCACGCGTCTTCAATATTGGCTTTTCCCTTGATCTGGTAAACCTTTTCTATGTAGTACCGAAGACCAGAATCGTCATTATCTTCCCAGTCACGTTCTCTCTCGTCCGTGTTCCACGGAAGGGCGCCAAAGACGCGGTATTTTTTGGTAAATTCATTTTTCCGGATTTTTCCTTTCAGAAGTGGGTCATGACTCAGTATCATTTTTGCATTGTGGATCGTAGCCATATAGTTTCCTTTGCCGTCCACATCCATTTCTAATACCCAAGAGTCATCATCTTCATCTTCCGCAATGGAAATACCAGCAAAATCCTTTTGTGAACCAGCAAGCTTCTCTTTGTGCAGTGTCATACGAACCTCAGCGTCATTAGACGCTAACTCTCGCATTTCCAAATAAGATGGCAGCTTTACCGTTGGCGTTCCTTCCGCTGCTTCCTCGTCCAGTTCGCGGAACTTATGGAGCCGGACAAGGTCAAAAGCATTACACAGCACGCCACCCGCAGGATCTGTGGCATGATTGGAGTAAATGAATTTTCCGTCATCGTATATGACAGCACCAGCAGCAGTGCTACCGGCCGCGTAGGTATACCGGTCTTCCATAGCACAGGGCACATATACGCCCGGAAGAAATTTTTCCATAGCTTCTTCCACGTTATATGTTCTGCAGAAAGCACCAACAATCCCATTTTTAGAACACGGGTCTTCCTGTTTTTTCAGCAGTCTATCTTTCCTCTGCAGTGTTCGGCCAGACACAGGCCATTCGGAGACATCTGTCCAGTCCTTATATTGCTGCAGGGTAGAATCTACAGACAGAAATTCACCTTTTCCAGTGCGAAATACATACTCCCCATCCATGCTGGTGCTTGGCCAGTACATCAATCTATGCGGCTGGTAAGTTGTATCATCAAACTGGTCTATGCCAATGTTATCTGCTATTTTCCGCGCTACCGCTTCGTATTCTTCAGCTGTTGCCGACCGATCCAGGGGGATCAGAAGTCGCAGCCTAGGTTTTTCCGGTGTGTGCTTATGGGTAGAATACACACACCATGCGCAGGAAAGAAAAATGTCAAGCTGGTCACAGAAATCTACAGCCGCAAAGTCAGCATCCAGCGTGATAATATCTCGGCTTTCCACGTTTTCAGCTTTTCGACTTCCATTCTTCAGCTTTCCGGCAACGAAACCGCCGATATCCTTGATCTTATCCTGCTGCGACTTGGTCATGTTTTTATATTCGCCTTGTGATTCAGGGGTTCTGGACGTGGTAGACAACCTTTCCACAAGCGCCTCCCATGTAAATGTGGTATTCTTCCATATCTTCGTTGTTCGGCTGTTTCCCGTCGCAATTCTTAATGTCCGCACTATATCACCCCTTTAGCCATCTTTTTTATAATACCGGCACTCATAACCCGCTGCTGTCAATGGCAGCCCCGGCGCCCAGCTGATCGGTTTTCCCATCAAGCTGGTAACATCCTCAACAGATCCCGTTCCTTCCGGAACATCCAATACAGCTTCATCGTGTACATGAAAAACTGTTCTATATCCTTTCTGTTCCAAACGAATAATACTTTCTGCTAGACAATCTCTCGCTACAGCTTGTACTATGTTTTCTACCAGCTTACCGCCCCAAGTTTCTAATTTTGTCCATGTCCTCTTGGTCTGGTCAACACCCATATAATGAATAGAAGGGCTACCAAAACGGTTTTCGCCAATTTCCGGTTTGACGTATGCTATCCTCCTACCGCTAGGAAGACCAACGAAAAGTATACCAGCCTCTCTGACAAAGCTGATTCCATGACGGATTCTGGAGGGCTTTCCTTTGATTGCATCCATGGCAGCTCTCTCCACTGTTTTCCAAAATCTCGTGATGGCTGGATTAGACCCGCGCCACATATCGACCAACGGCTGCAGTTCTTCTTCTGGGATTCCCATTTCAAGTGCACCCATACTGGTAAGGGCTGATACACCCCCACCATAGCCTAATGCCAGCTCTGCGATTTTCCCTTTTTGTCGAAGATGACCATTGACTCCGTGCTTTACCACTGGTACCTTGAACATTTGAGAAGCTGACGCGCAGTAGATATCACCACCTTCGGCAAACACGTTCAGACGCCAAATTTCATCGGCAAGGAACGCGATCACACGGGCTTCGATGGCAGAAAAGTCTGATACGATAAATCTGCAGTTCTCCGAGGGAACCAACATGGTACGGATCAGCTCCGAAAGAGTCTGTGGGACAGAAAAAAGAGTCTGAAATAAATCATAATCCCCACTGCGAACAAGCTCTCTGGCAAGATCCAAATCGGCAAGATGGTTTTGCGGAAGATTCTGCACCTGTAAAATTCGCCCCGCCCATCTGCCGGTACGGTTGGCACCATAGAACTGCAAAATTCCACGAACCCTTTTATCTTGGCACATAGATCTTTTGACAGCTTCATACTTTGCGATCGATGTTTTTGCTAATTCCTTTCGAAGCAGCAAGGCGGACTTTAGCACATCATCTTGTGATGTTTCAAGCAGATTCTTCACCGCTTTCTTATCTAAGCTTTCCACGTTCTCCCCTGTGCGACTCTCCACCCATTTTTTCAGCTGTGCCACCGAATTTACGTTTTGCAGATTGGTGATGTTCTGCAGCTGTTCCATGCGATCTTCTTTATGGATTTGGTTAAAAAGGATCGCATTTTGTGTAAGCACCTCATCCACGCCAACACCACGATCAAGTATCCTCTGGTCTATTTCCCATAGTTTTTGTTCACTGTCTTTTAAAGGGAATCTGGCCAGCTTTTCTTTGATTGCTCTTTCTACGACTACGTCCTGGATGTTATACTCCTTATAAGCTTTCCACTTTTCCATATCATGTTCTGGAAGGTTTCTGGTGCGTTCTCCATTTGATTTTGTCGGTTTGCAAGGTTTTGAAAAGTAGTTGATCAAGGCTTTACCTCTGGTATCCTTCTGTTCGGATAAACCAAAAGCACTAGCAACCCCGGCAAGGTTCTGCGGAAGTCCTAACTCTGAAGAAGCAACAGCGGTACACCTCCACTGTTCTGGGGGAAGGAAATCAGTAAGCCCAAGATAAACAGAGATACAAACTCTTTCAAAATTTGCGTTATACGCAGTTTTCACAATATCTGGATCTGTCAAAGCCTCAAGAATGAATTCTGGAAGTTTTTCTCCACAAGCCAGATCTATCTGGTGCACCGTATCATCATCGTCAAAAGCGTAAGCAAACAGCAGGATTTCAAAATCAGGAGCCTCCGAATATCGGTAGACTCCTGTTTTCGTTAAATCCTCGCTGCTATACGTTTCAATGTCGATCGACATTTCACGCATAACAAACCACCCCTTTTTAGCTCAGGTAATCTTCATCTTCTTCGATAAATCCAGCAAAGTCATCTTCTACACGACTTCTACCACCCAGGGGTTCCCCATCTCGTGTCTTCATCAGATGATTCAGCCCGCAAGCGATACCCTTGTTTCCGTTTCTATTAAACGCGTAGAAATTGATAGATGCGTGACCATAGCAGCCACTATAAAGATCTGTACTGTCAATGATCGGCTGACCGTTTTTATAAACCAGACCAGGCTGCTGGTTACAGTTGGCGTTTACGAAGTAGCAACCCGCATAAGTTTCATCGTCCGGTCTTTCATCGTCCCCATCTCTCAAAGGCAGTTTCAGAACTGCAGGGATTTTTCCGCCGAACTTACCGATCCCAGCCTGCTTAGCTGCTTCAACCGCTTTGTTGATAGCGGCGATAGTCTTTTTATCTGATTTCGGGATCAGCAGGCTAACGCTGTATTTTTCATCACTGCCGTTGATACTGCTTTTTTCAAATACGTGCAGGTAAGAAAAACGAACTTCGCCTGTGATAACTTTTGTTGCCTGATTCATATTTGTTGTGTTACTCATATTAAATTCCTCCTTAATGATCCATTACATTTTCAAAATCTTTGGCTGCTGATTCTGACGAACCAAATGCTGGCCGGTTGTCGGTGATGGGAACCAGCGTAGGTTTTCCCTGCGGTTTCACAACAAATTCACCTAACAATTTTTCAAATTCTTTTTTCCCCAGATACTTTTCCAGAGCAGATACTGTTTTCAACTTACGCGGCCAGATATCATCTTCATTAAACCCTTTTGCGATCAACTGACCGGCAATCAACGTATCATCCAAATTAAAGACACGATTACTACGGCCTTCTACCACCTTGTATCCGGGGAATTCTGCGCCGTTGTTTACCACTTCGTCCAGAGCATAATCTTTGATCAGGGTAGCCCATTTCGACAAAGCTTCGGCTTCTTCCAGAATTTCTGAAATTTCTTCAGGTGATAATGTTGCGGGTTTGGCAAATTCATATTTGGCCATTTCCATTCTTTTTTCTGCGTAGGCACGACAAATAGGTCTAGCCTTGCAAAAACCGCTGTCGCAGTGTGGACCAGCGCAGAATTTTTCGGAACCTGCATACGCCTCTTGGGCTGTCAGTTTGACGGATTCTCCCCACTGATATAACACGCTGGTTTCCATCGTCTCCGTATCGATGATATCTTTTCTCGGCTGAAAAATCGTCATGGAAACCTCTTGGATGTCATAGAGAAAATCATAAGCGGATAATGCGCCTAAGGCATACAAACGCAGCTGTGGATTGTCCTGAGCATATACGGCAACGCCTTTCCCATACTTCAGATCGATGATATGTACTTTACCATTACCGATGATGATGCAGTCGCCAGTACCGAATCCAGCTGGCACCCAATCAGAAAAATCAAGTCTTTGTTCCAACAGAAGTACCGCGTCTGGTGTTTCTCGTTTCACTGCGTTAAATTCCTCAATTACAAAATCACGGTAGGCATCTGTGTAATCTTCCATATCTTCATCTATGGGAAGGTCTTTGATGGCTTTGTGGTACTTAGCTCGGGTGAACTCTTTTAATGCCAGACGGAGCTTTGCTTCCCCCAGTGTGTGGGCGGCTGTTCCTTCCGCGGCATATTCGCTCGGTTTTTCTCTGATCTGTTCTTCCAGCGTGATTGATCCAGGACAATTCATCCACTTTTTGGCGCCAGACGCAGAAAGTTTGGCATGTACTTCCGGCATGTCACATCACCGCCTCAGCTGCAGCTACGGCTTCTGCGTAGTTCTTTGGTTCCAGATCAGTTACTCTGGTTACGTTGAACTGTTGCAGCAGTTCTTTTGCTTTTGCGGCTCCATACTTTTTACCAACTTTGGCAAAGGCTGCTCTTACGTCTTCCACTGAATAAGACTGCTGCTCATCAGCTTCAGGTTCTTTGACAACCTCTGTACTCTGTGCATTCTCACAGGCGTCCTCAATGGTTTCAGTTTTGACCTGTTCTTTTGCGTCCATAACCGCATTTACCACACAATCTGCCACTGTCTGTTTGGTGTCATTGGATTCTGTTTTTTCCGAAAGCTGGTGACCAATCGCTTTCAAAGTGTCCATAATATCAGGATGTCTTACTAAATCTCTTTCGCTGATAGTGATTACAATTTCCATGGTTTTATCCTCCTTATATTGATTTTTAACTTTTGTTCTGGTATAGTGATGATGGTTTATTCTTTTCCTCCCACACTGCGTGCCAACGCAAGGGAGGATTTTTTCTGTCTAGATTTTTGGTTATACTCCTTCCATTTTTCTTTATTTTCCTCGTAGTACTTCTTCTTAGCAGCAGCTACCTTTTCTTTATTTTCCTCGCGGTACTTCTTCTGGGCAGCAGCTACCTTTTCTTTGTTTTCCTCGCGGTACTTCTTCTGGGCAGCAGCTACCTTTTCTTTGTTTTCCTCGCGGTACTTCTTCTTAGCAGCAGCTACCTTTTCTTTGTTTTCCTCGCGGTACTTCTTCTGGGCAGCAGCTACCTTTTCTTTGTTTTCCTCGCGGTACTTCTTCTGGGCAGCAGCTACCTTTTCTTTGTTTTCCTCGTAGTACTTCTTACTGTAAGCAGCTACCTTTTCTTTGTTTTCCTCGTAGTACTTCTTATTGCGAGCAGCTACCTTTTCTTTATTTTCCTCGTAGTACTTCTTCTGGGCAGCAGCTACCTTTTCTTTGTTTTCCTCGTAGTACTTCTTCCGGGCAGCAGCTACCTTTTCTTTGTTTTCCTCGTAGTACTTCTTACTGTAAGCAGCTACCTTTTCTTTGTTTTCCTCCCGGTACTTCTTCTGGGCAGCAGCTACCTTTTCTTTGTTTTCCTCGCGGTACTTCTTGTTGCTGGCTCGAATGGCTTTTGGAGTCTTGTATTCTCTTGCACCAGAAAGTAAATCTATTTCCTTTTCTACTTGATAATCTTCCAGCAGCAGTTCATCATTGATGCAATCCTCGTATGGGCAGTGGAAGCAGTCACGGTTACAGATTGGATTCATTTTTCACTGACACCACCTTTTGCCTTGATCTGCGCCGCTGCGTAATAGCGGTTTTTCCAGTCACGCTTGTCCTGTTGCAGGGCTTTGATTTCTTCCAGCGCAATTCCCAGAAAAAGAACTAACACCCCGATTACCACAAACAGTGTAATGATGAGCTTGTCCATCTTTTTTCCTCCTCTCCATGCGTCGCTTATATGTACATTGCGGGCAAAGATAGCCGTATCTGGTGTCCTGCTCTTTCGCAATGTTCCAGATTTCACCGCAGTCGCCGCAAACCACATATCGATGACCCGCTCTCATACGCCATCATCAAATGTATCTGTTTGCAAAGGTGTAATATGGTATGGATCAGACACATCATAGCCCTCATATTTTTCCAGAAAAGCAATTAAAGCTTCTCTGCGGCATTTCAGCTGACCAAGCTTCATAAATGGCAGCAAGCCGGCTTTGTTCAAGTCATAAACCCTGTTAGGATTACACCGGAGTATTTTGGCTACCTCCGGCACTGTGTACAAAAGTTTTTCCATTATAAATTCACCCCTTTCTTTTCTTGACAATTTTTCTTTCCACTCCTATTCTGAAAGTACAGGCTGTTGTAGCAGCCGGGTACTTGAGAAGGGAGGTGTTGCTTACATGGCGGATATATTGCAATTTCCTGGGTTCAAAGAAGGTCAAAAAATTGCTCTTTATACTCATAATCATATCTATATGGGAGTTATGGAGCATCAAGAAACAATACCCGGGTATGTCGGAATATGGCTGTCAAACGCTACTGTCATACCCATAAAAGCACAATGTTTACCAGATGAAATAATTACTCTTGGTTCGGTGTATGTTCTTCTTGATCGTGTTGTCGCCTTGGGTCCTGCTCCGGAACTATTACCTCTTGGATAGCCTTTACCAGCTGTTCCTTTTCTTCTTTGCTTGATTGTGACGGTTCAAGTGCTATACGCTTACGACTTTGTACCGCTTCTATCTGTCCACGGTCTTGTATTTCATTTATAAGATCGTGGATTTCCTCCATTTTTCCTTCTATAGTAATTTTCATTCTCTTACCTCATTCCTATTTTCTTCCTGTTCCATTTGTATCACCCCTTATTCTACTTCCCGGATTTCAATATTCGGCTCTGCCTGGATGATGATTTCAGAAACAATCTGCTTATATGGAAGCCCAGTCTGTGCACGAAGTCTGCGTAAAATCAATTCAGCCTCTGGTGTAAGCCATACGGCTCCAATGGAACGATCTGTAGAAAATTTTGTTTCCAGTACGATTGTGTTGTTGGATGTTTTCATTCATTTCCCTCCTTTGTTTCAACTAATTCAGAAAGCGGAATATCCAAGCATTTTGCTACGCTTATAACTTTATCAAACGCCGGACTTACCTCATTCCACTTGCAAATACTTCCCTGAGATAATTTACATGTTCTCTCAATTTGGGAAATTGAAATGCTTTTTTCTTTCGCCACCGCTTTCACTTTTTCGTAAAGCATACTCTCACCTCTTTCTTGTATAAACTCGAATTCCCTGAAAATATCACAAAATCATTGACATATCTCTGAAAATATTCTATAATTAAACTGTCCACATAATTGAAAATATTCAGTAGTCATTTCATTTATTGCGTAAAATTTTCAGAATTCATAATTAAATTATACGCAATATTTTCAGAATGTCAATACTAATCTGCGTAAAATTTTCAGAATTTTTTAGAGAGGTTGATTTGATGATTTATGAACGTATAAAAAAACTTTGTAAGGAAAACGGAATTTCAGTAAATAAACTTGAGGACAGCTTAGAAATTTCAAAAGGCTCTCTCTGTAAGATTGATATAAATGAGCCAAGTGCAAATAAACTCCAAAAACTGGCAGATTTTTTTGCAGTTTCTACAGACTACCTTTTAGGAAAAAGTACAGACGAAATCTATGATGTGAAATATGAGGATGAATATTATGGAATAAACCACATAGGAGAATATCTTAAAGAGTCAAGAGAAAGCAGAGGCTATTCCCTGAAAAAGCTAAGTGAAGAAACGGGTATTTCTGAAAAAGTATTAGCTGCATGCGAGAACGGAGAAGCAGAAGTTAAATCAAACATATTTAGAAAAATTCTCAAAACCTATGAAATAACACAACTTGACTTTGAAGATGAACATAACATTCTTAGTTATGAAGCTAGACCGGAATTTCAGGGTGATTACAATGCGAGTTATATGTTTGAGCAAGCTCTTGTGCAGGATCAAGCTGCAACGTCTTATGAATTTACAGATTTGACCAATCATGAGAAATCTGTTATCACTGCATATCGTAATCATGCGGACATGCAACCTGCTGTTGATCGCCTTCTTGGTATTAGCTCTAAAGACAGCCACTTAATACCAGTGGCAGCACACAATGATAATTCATCTGATAACCAGCAACCGCTTATGCACAATGACATAGATAAACTGAAAAACCGTTAATCCCAAAAAGGGGGCTATTATATGTGTGATTATGAAAAACTTCTAAATGATGCAAATATGATAGGTCTAAAAGTTTTTGAGTTGAATTTTGAATCGGATGCGAAAGGTCTTTGCTGTGGCAAAAAAATCGGAATAAAAAAAAGACATGACCTCAAATGAAAAAGCCTGTATTTTAGCTGAAGAAATCGGGCATTTCAAAAAAACTGTAGGCAACATCTTAGACCAAAGTATTATTGGGAATAAAAAACAAGAAAAAATTGCTCGTACATGGGCAGTAAACAAAATGATACATATTGATGATTTATTCAGTATTAACCTGAATTGCTGTAATACATCTTACGATATAGCAGAAGCACTTGGCGTAACCGAAGAATTTCTACAAGAAATATTGGAAACCTTCAAAAGAAAGTATGGACTGTTTTATCATAAAAACGGTAAAACAATTACTTTCCATGACACTACTTTTTCCATATCAACAGATAATTAAAAAAATCCCCCTTCCTGCGCCAACAGGAAAGAGGATTTCATATAAGCGGTCATACCGTGGTATAACAGCCCTAGACAAGCAAATTATACCACAAGACCGCTTTATTTGCCATACCTAAAATCAAAAAGGAGGTATGCCTATGAAAGGCGGAACGAGAAAACGTGGTAAAACATGGTCATATTATTTTGATGCGGCTGCAGTCGGCGGCAAACGGAAAAAAATCGAGAAAGGAGGATTTCGCACCAAAAAAGAAGCCGAAGCCGCGCTTGCAAAAGCCCTATCAGAATACAATAGAGCCGGAACAGTCTTTGAGCCATCAAATATCAGCGTTGGAGATTATCTAGACGAATGGATAGAACAATACGTCAAGTCAAATCTTACGACTAATACACTGGATAACTATACACAGCTTATCCGGACGCATATCATCCCAGTCATTGGGCATTATCGTCTATCAACCATTCAGACAGCAACCATTCAGACAATGATCAATGACTTAAAAGAAAAAGGATATTCAAAATCCACTGTATCTTCTATCAAATGCATATTATCAGGTGCTTTTGATTACGCAGTAGAGCCATTACATTATTTGCAGACAAATCCATGTAAAATGGCTAGGCTTGGGAAATTTTCTGCCGAGCAAAAAACCAGATCTATCATTTCTCAGGCAGATTATGCTGATATGCTTAGTCTTTATCCATTTGGAACCTACGGTTATATCATCCTTCTGCTTGGATGGAACTGTGGATTGCGCATTGGTGAAAGCCTTGGATTAAGCTGGGATTGTATAGATTTTGATTCAAAAACAATACGCATCGATAAACAGCGTATTTTAAGTAAAAATGGCTATGTTCTAAAGCCGCCAAAATATGAATCAACTCGAATATTGCAAATTAGTGAATCTCTATGTGCTGAACTAAAGGCTGAGAAACGAAGGCAGTCTGAAAATGAAGTGTTTTACGGAGAGCATTACACTATCTATGAAACTGATTCAGTGGATAACAAAAATGAAAAGCTGCTCCGTGGAATAAATAAATCTAACCAATCTCAAAACCGCATCTCATTTGTATGTATTCAAGATAATGGAACTTTAGTTACCAAAGATAGCGTCCGAAGACTTTCTCAAAAAATTAGAAAGCTTATATCCCCCGAGTTTGATTATCATTCTCTGCGGCATACACACGCTACATTATTGGTAAGCGCCGGTGTGAATATTAAAGCTATTCAACAGCGCCTAGGGCATAGAAACATCACAACAACTCTTAACACTTATGCCCACTGTACCGAAGATATGGAAAAAGCAGCGGTGGAGGCGTTTGAAAAAATATGCGCTGGTCCCATGCCACCAAGATAA